TATATTTATTTTTTTGATAATCTTAATGTCACTAATATTTACGGCAACCACGGCAACCAGAGCCAATAAAGCCCATAAATAAAGGATTTTTCGGTTGCCGTCAACGGTTGACGTGAACGTCATTTTTATGCGCCTCACGCCTCGACATCAATCACAGCATTCTTTTTTATGCGTTCATAACATCTCTGGCTTCCGTATCCTGGCACTTTCTGTTTCCCGATGTACTTCCATCCTTCAATACTGTTTCGCATAATATCATGCAGTCTGTTCACTGTCCTCCTGTCGGTGAAGTCAATGTTGTTCCTATCTGTCGCAAGATCGGCAAGCATTGACACGCAGATCCGGTTTATGTCCACATGAACATCCAGAAATTCCTGAACAATCCCGATAAGCGGATCCTCTTCCAGATAGTGCGCCTGCGCCTCCGCGGCCTTCTTCTCCAGCCGCTTCGGCAGTACCAGCTTCGGACTTCCATTACATTCTTTGTAATATGCCATTGCCTCACCCCACGCTTGCACGAACTCAGCCTTTGTCGCAATCTCATCTTCAAACATGTCAAAAGTTGGTTCATTGATATTGCATGTAATCGGAAGAAATCGCCGGTTGCCTGTTGTGTCTGTAAGGAAGTCGACCGGATTGGATGTTCCAGCAAGCACGCACATCCGAGGACGCTGTTCGGTCCTGCGGTTATACGGTGCTCGATAAGTGTCGACTCTGGATGTTATGAATGACTTTATCGTCTCGACATCCTTTGCTCTCTTGGTGGCCTGTAGTTCAGCAAGCTCCACAATCCACATACCACGAAGGTTTTCCACTGCATGACTGCTGTCCAACGTACTGAAGTTGTCGTTGTACCATTCGTCACTCAGAGCCAGAAACCGCAGGAAAGATGATTTGCCTTTTCCCTGCTCACCTACAAGCACAAGCATGTAATCGAACTTGCATCCGGGCCTGAATATTCTGGAAACAGCCCCCATCATGAACAGCTTCATAACCTCGGATGTGTATTCTGATTTCTCGGCGCCCAGCATCGAAGGCAAAAGATTTTCGATGTGTTTGTTACCATCCCATTGGTCGTAACACTGTTCCAGTAATTCTTTTACGGGATTAACAGGAAAACGAGCTGCAACATTGGTAAGTGCATCCATGACCTTCTCACCACTCTTCAGACCGTACTTCTTTTCGATGTAGCTTCTGAGGTTTGAGTCGTCCGTGTTTGTCCACTCACGCCATCCCTTTTCCTGTTTCCATGGAAGCGATCCATAAACGTAAGGAACATAGGCAAGTTGGTTGTATCTGATGCGACCGTACAGTCCTTTATCAAATGCGATTGCTTCTTCAGCATTGGCGATGGTCTGTGCTGGCTTCTCGGTTTCAGCTCCATCCTTGTCGAGTTGATACGCAATTTCTGGCTCGTGCCATTCCGGCAGATCCTTCGATAATATCTTCAGCTCACCTTTTGCGTGCCTGAGTGCGCTCCCGATCAGAAGCTCAATCTCGTCATCGCTGAGTGGTTCAACACATGCATTGTTATTGGTCTCACGGACTGCGGCTTCGATCGCAGCATCCGGAACGCCCTGTGCCTGCATTGAGCATGCCAATCTGTAAAGAGTGTCATTGCGTGCTCCGCTTGGAATTGTATTTGGGACTTTGAAGTCTGCTGATGTGGATCCAGATGACCTTACGCCGCCCAGGAACGCCTTGACCGTTTCGTCCACTTCTGCAAGCGGGATCTCATCAGGCGCATATTCCCACTGGTATTCTGTACCGTTTGGATGGACCGATGGAGGCGCGACAACATATCCGCCCTCTCCCCTGATGTCCACACCTTCAAGTATTCCTGCACGGTTGCCAATGTCGGACCCAGAATAATGGAAATACATGTGAGCGCCACCACGGCCTGTTATTACTCTTACGGTTTCAGGCAGAGGGCCGTGATCTCGCTCCCACGCCTGCACGCTCTGGTAACCATCAACGCCCTTGTCTTCGTCAAGGTCTTCGTCTATTACGATCAGGTTGGAAGCAGATCCGGTTGCGATGCCGACTGATGCATCAGGCCAGCGTTTCCACCATGCCTGTATCGGTCCGATCTGTTTCTTTGCGTCCTTGCATCCATGTGGAGTGAGTGGCTTTTTTGTTTTTGGACTGACCGGGAAGACCGCCCAGCCGTATTTTGTGGCATATTCAATAGCCGCATCTAAGCACTTCCCCATTTACTCAATATCTCCGTTATTTTCTTTCCTGAGTCCTCTGGAGAACAGAACATAAACTGCACACCGTATCGTTCCGAGATGGTCTCCATTGCTTTCTGGAGCCTGTCACCCTGAACGCATTTCGGAGAATAAATAACTCTTGGATTTATCCATGTGTGCACTTGTGAGATGTCCGTTATACCGACATTGTTCTCTACCAGAATGATCAGCGTGCACCCGGCGGCTTTCGCCGCCTTGCACTCACTGATAAACCGTCTATGCTCTGATCCGCAGATGTTGGCTGCTATTTCATCCATGTTTTCCTTGGTGTCAATGGATACCGACGGCACGGGAGCGTAGTCACCAAAAGGCAACTTTGAGCGAATGATTGTTACACCGTTTTCTTCAAAGTAAGCATGCTTTATGTCGTGCTTTCCTGCCTTCTGCCTGGTATCCTCTTGAATGATCAAGCTCCCCATGGAATTTCACCGGTGCTTCCTTCAGGAATATTCATGAACCCATCTGCGCTTCCCATGGTGGCAGCGGTTGCAGGTGCGCTCTCCTTAAGCCGCTTTACTTCCGGAACCTTCACTGCGGCAAGCTGATCCACCGGGCATTCACGATTGACGAAAAGTCTGGTCTTCTTGTCGCCGGAGTTGGTGTAGTACTCTTCCTCTGCCAGCACCAGACCGAGCCGTTTCCCGATCAGTGTCTTCTCATCAGCATTTACGGTATTGCCGTCAAAGATGAAGTTCCCGTTGCTCTTGCTGACCGCAGAGCAGAACCGCTTGAACATCGGCAGGGCTTTGGTCTTGTATGATTTCACATAAGCACCAGTCCATGCCCAGTCCGGATGCTTGCCACGGATCTCATCGTAGTATCCCTTGTATTCACCTTCCGCGATGTCGTATGTAATCTTCAGGTATTCCCTATCGGGATAATCCTCTGCATTGCGGATGATGCAGTTGTATGCTCCAGCCGGTAATGATTTAAATTCACCGGCTTCCTGAACGTTTGTTGTGTCTACGCGCTTCATGTATTATGTCCTCCTTGTTTAAAAGAATATTTCCTGAATATCTTCAGTCTCGTTGTCTTTGCATAAAGCAATGAACCTTTTTAATGGAAAATTGCGTTGCGTGTTACGCTTCGCCCACTTTCCATTTCCATCTCGGAAGACGGCTGTTCCGGTACTTGCGTAATATGACTGAACCACTCCATCGCAGTCCGTTGCATTGATGAGGTATGTCTGTGGAAACGTCTGAATGGTCAGACCGGCCTCTTCAAATTCACGAACAACATTCCAATACTCTGCCCGTGTCATTCCTGCTCGCCTTCTTTCTCAACGCCCATGCCGTAGTACTCCCTGATCGCATGATCAACCGCCTTCAGGTCGTTCGGTATCTTCAGATCGAACATCCCCTCCGGAGACTTCGCCGTACTCTGACCGTTGCTCTGGGTGTAGAACTCGTGATCCTGACAATAGAGGACGATGTCAAAACACCCTTCAACGGTCAGTTTTTCGTCAAGCATCTTTCCGATGGTCTTGACCTTTTCCCGGCCGTCCGAGTCTGCCTCGGAGTGATGCAGGAAGTACACGATCTTGTCGTCATCATCCAGATCATTCACGAAATGAATAAGGTTCCTGAAATGCGCAGCCATGTCCGTGAATTTGTCGTATCCCTTTTCTGCTGAACGGTCGAACAATTCGTTCACGAGCAGGTACTGGGAGTCATCAATCACGATGGACTTGACCTTTGCGGTCCGGATCGCCATCATCACCCAGGAATACTTTGCGGCATTAAGTTGTGCGGAGCTTTTAATATCAGCGCTGTTAAAATCTTTCGGTATCCTCACCGTCTTAATTTCCGAGCGGAACGGAAGTCTTCCCTTCTCCACCGAAATCACTCCGACCTCATCGGGTGAGAAGTTTTTCAACGAGTAGGTCTTGCCGGATCCGCTTCGACCAATAACCAATACTGGCAGTGCCATATAATCACCATCCTTCTTCCATCATTTCATCAATGTCTTTCCTCTGGTCTTTCAGCCACTCCTCTGCGCATTCA